GTTAAGTATTTAGCCATTTATTTATGTATTCATAAATGGCATCAATTTCTAGGCTTGCAGCGTCCAGCTGCCAAACAGATTTCGGATTCCCCTTATACTGTTTTGCTACTTTTATGTCTGTGGCTAATGCCAATACAGAAGCCCATGTCGTAGTTTCATGGGATACCGTTTCCGGCCTCTTTGTAAATCATACCTATTGTTATGATACGTTGTAGGTTAGCGATGGTCTCATAACATTCCGACGCTTGGATAGTGGTGCGGCAAGACGAATGGTGTAACATCAAAGGTTTTACACTGTTGACGTGTCTACCGTAAGTACATAGTTGTATGCCGCTATAGGGTTAGATTAATTGATCGGTTTGATTTTATAGAAGAACCATTGTTGACGGAGACCAGTTTCCTGGTTGAAGAGTTCTTCTCGAAGGGTGTGGGTGTGTGAGTGAGTGGCGAAGCAATGTGAACAATAGTGTCCATTCTCGATGACCTCTTCGATTTCGTGGCCATTTATGTCGGTGACGATTGCGGAATAGACTTCATATTGTTGACTTTCGGGTTTTTTATGGAGTGGTTGCTGCTTCAAGCGTTTTAGTGACCGATCAAGGAGTTTTATTCGAATGGAGAGGGATTTGATCTTTCGACGCATCTGTTCTTCTTTTAAAGTTGATGATTTATCGGAGTAGATTATTTCCTGCAATGAACCTAGTGCCTCTTGCCATTCCATCTTCATCTTTTGTTGACTATGATGAAGGATTTGCTCATATGACTTAGCAAGGGTACTTGATCCTTTTACAGGGATCGGAAGGACGTGTTCATCTTTCTTTGATACATTTGTTTGCCAAACTTGTTTAATCGGTTTTAATGGTAAACATTGTACTAGGAATTTTGTGTTGGCTTTCCTTTCGTACATTACCTTTTTGTCATGTTCGGAGAACGGTTCGGCTTTTGGTGGTTGTTGATCGTCCTCGACGTATTCGAAGGCATAAAGAACGTGTTTGGGTTGTAAATATTGGAATATGGCATCGAAATTTTCAGACAATATATGGTATCTTTGTCTGAAATCCTGAAGATGTTCGAGCCATTCCGGTACTTTACCCTGTTGGAGGCCAACGTACGTGTTTTTCATTTGATCCATTTCTACACCTGACATGATTATATAATGAAGAAGAGCGATGTTATTTCTCGTGTTCGTTGGTAATGATTTATCTACAGCGAAATATGGCATTTCTGGATAGAGCTGCCATTCGCTAGGTTTAACCTGAGTGGCGAAGTCCGTGTAGATGTTAGCGAGTTTAGGGAGATTGATGTATTTTGCAGCGATTTTCGATTGGAAATAATGACCACCGGAGTAACTCTGATATGTGGTTCCTGTCCCAGCTTTACTGTTCGTAATATAAATGTCACCTTCCTGGTATCTACCAATTCGGCCGCTAATTTGGGTTTCTTGCATGGCGCTTGTTGGCATACCTCGAGTTACTTGACCATGATCATTTACTACAGTTTCACCATTTGAGATCAACATTCTTCGTCCCGGAATAGAAATGCCAGCATCAATAATCTGAGTACAAACAAGGACAGTTGACTCGTCTTTGGTAATTGGCTGACCTGCTGTTCGTTTACTGACTTCTTGTGTAAGAATGTTATTATAATGTAGTGACTCACGTACTCGAGTAACTTCTGGATATGAGGAGACACGGATGATACAGGACTTTGCATGCTCAGGATAGTTTTCTAAAGCCCACATATAATTGTTGGTCGGTGTG